GTGCTGGGGGCGCTGTTGATTTTGATTCTTTGCGTGGGGTATTTTTTATGAGTGATTTGAAACAAGCAGCGCAGGAACTGCTGGATTCTTGGGATATGCCTTTTAACTTTCACCCATCAGCACATCGCTTTGAAAAACTCCGCGCTGCCCTCGCGCAGCCAATTATTTCGCCAGAGATAAAAGGAAATAAAGCAGAGCCTGTGGCGGGGATGTATGACTACACAGCCCCACCCCAGCGCAAGCCGCTGACGGATGAGGCGTTAGTTGATATATGGGCAGACTCTCAAGTTTTGGACGTAAACCACAAAATTAACACGCCTCAACACGCATTTGCCCGTGCCATCGAGAAGGCGCATGGGATTGGGCCATGATGATCTGGCGGTGCGCCGCGAAGATAGCCAAGGACTCGATGATCTACCGAAAGCCGGTAGAGGAGTTGCTGTCGGCAATGGGGTACGGCGTCCATGAACGCGCAGAGGCGCGGGACGAAGATATGACGGCCAGAGAACTAACCGAATGGGTACGGCGCAATGCCGTCTTGAGAAATGACTGAACTAGAACTTGAAAACCAGCGCCTGCGCGAGTTGGTCGAGCAACTCAAAGCCGATCTGAAAACCGCGTTACAGGCGTACCGCGATGTTTTGTCCCGGCTGTAAGGCGTGGTCGCGTGTGCTGGAGACCAGAGGCACACTTCGCAGGCGTGAGTGTGCCAATGGACATCGCTTTTACTCAGAGGAAGTAAAAGTCGAACTAGCGGATTACAGGGCTAAACAACTAAGCAGCGCCCTTGACCTTCTCGTAAGTGCGAAGCCCACCCAAACCGAGCATCCCTAATAGCACCGGCATCATTGCGCCAATATCCATTGGCGGAAAATCAACTGGATGTCCGTACAGGCGTGAGCCCCAACTGGCAAGCGGGCCGAAGACAAATTGGATGCCAAACGCCGCGCCGCAGATCCACCCAATAGCAGGACGCCAGCCAGATGTAAACGCGTTTGGGTTGGCGGCTTCAGCCTTGTTGATGTCTATTTGACCTTGCACCAACGCCAGTGCCGCTGCTATCTGAGCGCGTTCCTGCTCAGTCTTGTCGGGCCAGATTCGGCCAACGACAGTTTCGACCAGCGAGGCCACCGCGTCTACTGCCACAGGTTTGTCTCCATCTGTGACGCCAGCCGCACGGCCCGCTTAGGCACTTGACGCGCCCAGTTCGAGTCCAGCATCTCTTTGGCGGCGATACCCCAATGCTTGGCCTCGACTGCTGCCAGCATCTGCTTAAATTTGAGCAGATTGGCCACGCCCATGTTAAAGGCCATGTTAATCAACACGCCTTGGCGAGCCGACGACAACTCAACGAAGAACGGCAGCGCCGCCTTCAGCGCCTCACGGCGGCTGATGATGTCGTTGTTCAGCAGGTAAGCAATCTCGTCAGGGCGCAGACCGCCGCCCTTGCGGGCGTCAATCATTCTGCCAACACCGATAGTCCAATATCCTAGATGATCCTGGTAGCAGGTGGGCGACTCGCCCTCATCACGTCGGAGTTGGTCTACGATGTTCATTTGTCGGCTTTGTTGTCAAGTCGGTCAAATAGGCGGGTCAACATCTCTTTGATCTCGCGGACATCAGACTTGAAGTCGTCCCGCGTGACGTAGACCTTCGGTAGCTCCTCGCGCAGCTTGGCGAGATCCGATTTCAGTTCCTTGACCGCCGACCAGAGTTCTCTGGCGAACCAGCCCAGAACCCCTGCCGACGCACCAAAGATGATGTTGATAAGGTCTTGTTGGTTCATGGGGCAAGGTTGTTGGTGACTGGTGCGGTTGGGGCCAACTGGTTTGGTTGTTTCAAGGCTTTTGAAACTTGACTCTTAACTTGTAAACCTCGCGCTATTTTAGTCGCAGTCCCAATCAACGGCACATCGCGCATGGATTCCATGGCTCGCAAACCTTGCATCACCGCGCTGGCGGTTCCCGAGTAATTTACTGCGCCGGGTTCTTTAACAAGAACATCCCGAATACCGTCGCGCAAATCCAAAATGTGATCACGCCCTTGTTTGCCAAACAGGTACTCAAGTTTGCGTTCTTTGTCCAGTTGGTTCACAATTTTGGTGAACGAAGCCACCGACATTTGGTCACCCTTGATCAATGAATCCTCAAGGTGCTGGATGGTCTGGCCTCGCAATTCGGCCATTGCTTGCTGACCTTTGGGGCCACCTTTTTTGAGCAGCGTGGTTACCGTACGCATTTCTTCCAGCGGCCCTTTTAACACTACATGATCAAAAATTTTGTCAAGCGCCACTTTACGGTCAGCGTACCCAGTTTTGGTACTAAGCAACGCATCAACCTTGCTAACGTCTTCAAACTGTTTAGCAAGATTTAACCGAGCGGTGCGTGCTTCTTGGTAAAGTTTTCCGCCAGCGTTGTCGCCAATTTCGGTAATGATGTTTTTAAGATCACGAGCGCTGGCCGAATTCTTGACTTTACCGATTTGCTGGTAAATGTCTTCTAACGCTTGCACCGTAATCTGCCCAGTCTGGCCTGGGTCATTCATCGTCAACGCTTCCGCCACCGAATCCAAAATTGGATCAAGGGTTTTGCGAAATGTTGGTGTTTTAGTGTTGATGAAATTTAACAAAGGTTGATATGAAACCGGCTGCAATGTCTCGCCCGATTCGTCTGCCAGTCTGTATTTTTCTTTGTATGCATTAAACTTTTTGGTGTACTCAGCGTTCAACGCATCATCAACAATTTCGCCAACTTTTGATGCTTCAGTTGTTTGTGCGCCAACTTCATCGCTCATGCGTGCAAAGTTGTTAGCAATTGCTTGCTTTTGATTGGCCTTAAAATCGGTCATTCTTTGTTGAACATCCCGAGATGCGCCTTCTGAAATGCCGCCCACAGAACCGCGTTCTGCTTGAGATTCAAACTGTTGTTGACTTAGATTTTTCGTGCGTTCACCCAACGTAGAAGGAATGTCCAGACGTTGCAGGCGTTCAGTGCGGATCAAATCTTCTGCGGTGTTAGCAGCGCCCATGCCGGACATCTGCGGGCCTTGGCGAGTCAAAGCGTTAACCACAGGTGCGGTGGCTTGCCGCATCAAAGGCGGCACGGCAGCAGCACCTTGTTGTGCCATAGAACCAGCTTGACGCATGGCGGGAGCAGCCAAAGCGTTGGCGGTGGAGGTCAACGCTCCAACTGGCTGCATGGGCAAACCGCCAGCAACGTATTGCATGGCGGATCCAATGCCGCCCATGATGTCTTGGCCGGTTTGAGTACGCGGCGTAAACAAGCCACGCGACACTTGTTGCATGGCCCGCTCACCGGCAGCAGTAGCTTCTGGTGAGCCTTGCCTAGCTGGGCTAGACAACTCCCCCACCATGCCAGCGATTGGCCGCACCACACCACCAACCAACCCGCTTGCCAATGCCATTGGCGTCTCAATAATGCCGCCTGCAATGTCTCGAAATGACCGATCAGGTGCCTGGGCAGCAGGTGCTGACGTTACTGCGCCGGGAATTTGGTTTGGCGACGCAAAAAGCCCAACCGATTGATAAAATTCTGGTTTTGGCACATCTGCATAGAACTTTTGATGCAACGCATCAGCCAATGCCAAATCTGGCATATCGTTGTATTCTGGATGCTTGGCCCTGAATTCAACAAGCGTTGCCATTATTTTGGTTTCCTAAGTCCCAGAGGATCATTGTCTACATTGCCCGCAGCGGTGTCACCAAAACTTTTTAGCGCCGCTGTTGTCGCCTTCAATGGGCGACCAAACGCAGTTTCCGTATTGATGTGATTGCGGCGCAACATATCTTCAATCGTTTTAATTTGAGCATTAAACGCTGCTTTAGAAGTCATCGACCCAGCCCACGATGCCGGGTTTTGCAATTGATTTTCAATGATGCTCATGTCGGGGCCGGTCAACGCGCCCAGCGTGTACAAGTCTTTAACACCCATCAACAAAGAAGTGTACTTAGAAGTCATGTTGGCAGTGTCTTCGCCAGTAAACAACCCACGAGCCCCAGTCAATTTGTTTTTTGCGACTTCATTTTTAAACGCTTTAAGCGAACCAGCCAAACTAGACAGTTGCGTGTCTATTTCAACCAATTTTGCGGGAGGAGCTTTTGCGCCAACAGCTTTGCCGTCAACGGTAATCGGCACCACATCGCGTGGATTGTTTTTGTTGACGCCAACCAAACCGGTTTCGGTTTCTTTGATGTCGTATCCTGGGTTTTTTCGTTTCCAGTCTTCTTGACTTTGCGCCAACGCCAAATTGCCGCGCCCCGTTTGCTCTGAAATGGTCGGCGTCTTGGTCAACCGCTCAGGTGCGCCAATTGGCCGACCTTGCGCATCGTAAGTTTGACGTTGAATAAAACTACCAAAGTCGGTGTCTTTGGTCGTTTGTTTAGACTGATTTAATTGATCCAATGCACCAAGCGTTCGAACCAAATGACCTACTTTGTATTGGGCAAATTCCGCAGGCTGCATATTTTGCAATTGCTGAATTTCAGCCGTGCCTTGCGCCATTGATATGTAACCTTCTTTTACGCCTTTGTTAATGTATGAAATAGCATCTTGCGGGGTGCTGGAATTTCCAACGCTTTGCAAAACAAAATTTAGTTTTTTGTTTTGCAAATCAAAAGTTGATGCTTCTGTTTCTGTTTTAGTTTTTGCAATTTTGCCGCGTGTTTCTTCCTGCTCAAGCGCCGCTTTGTCTTGTGCGCTCAACGCCGCACCATACGCAAAACCAGTTTTGCCATATTTCATCAATCCTTGCCGAGCAGCAGGATCAGTCAAATTTGCGCTAGAAAGATAGTTACGCAGACCTTCTTCTTCAGCCCGAGTGCGCTCGTACTCTTGCATCTGCATCTGCGCCAGCTGGTTCTGCTGCTGCGCGCCTTGGATGGCGGCAAATTTGCCGTACTGCGCCAACGGGTCTTGCAGTTCGACGCCCCTGACGGCCAGCGAAATGTTGG